CTAGCTGTTTGAAATACATCTCCATCAAACCTTAAACCACTTGCTGCTTCGTTTGCTATATTTTCACTTATAACTTTACGAGCTTCTTTTAATGCAGTATTTTTTAAAATAGCTTTGTTTAAACGTTCTTTTTCAGCTTCAATTTCTAGTTGTGCTTTATCAAAAGACGCTTTTTCTTGCTTTGCTCTGCTTTCTGCATCAATTAAATTAGCTTGGTAACGAGCATTTTGTATTGCTGATATGCCTTGTAATACTTGAAAACCCATTGCTGCTGCTTGTAAACTCATTTATGCTCCTGTGCTGACCTTATAATCCATACCTAGTAAGTGTAATTTTAAAGGTGCAGATTGTCCAATTTCTATTTGTCCTGTTAAACTGTAGCCTAGTATACCATGTAATGTTTTAGTGCCAGTAAACTCTGGTATTCCTACATCTAAGTTGCTAGTGCCTAACGTACGAATAGGTATAGTGTTATCGTTAATAGTTAAGTTTTGTGTTTCTACTAAAAAAGCGTTGACTTCTAAAACACGTTTTTTAAATCCTTTTAAACTAGCATAGCCTTCTATTCCAGGTTCAATCGGTAATGTTTTAACAGTTACCGTATAATCTAACCCTGCTTGATATGATGTAGAGGTAGAGCTTGCAAAAGTAATGGTGCTTGAGCCTGCGGTAACATTAGCTTGCATCACTCCATCACCAATGACTTTTACACTTTTAGCGTTAAGATGCCCTGAGCTATGACTTGCTGCTGCACCTCCAGATACCCCACTATCTAAAGTAAAATCTTCATCAAACAATTCTATATAATATTTATCAGCACTATTAATAACACGTTTGACAGCTACATATTGGTCTGCAACCACCGTTGCAATATTTAAAAAATTACCATCTGTTGTAAATTTACTAGCAGCTACAATGTTTTGGTCACGTAGTAATGTGTACACTGCCATACTGCCATCAGTAGAATTTACAATAGCTAATCTATCACCCTCATCAGTTGAGGTTGCTTTACGTATTGACATATCAACTGGTGTATTTAATAAATGACTAGACAATAAACTAATTTGTGTTGAGGTGTAAGCGTCTTCACCTGAGCTATACAAAAACTCGTTTAGAGCTTTACCTTGTCTTTGTATAAATAAAGTGTTACCAGCTACGTTTTGTACTCGTATACTTTCTTTGCTGCCATGACTTGATTGTAATTTAGCAATAAAGTTAGTAGGTGTTAATGGGTCACTAAATTCTTGCGGTGCAAAAAATTCACCACCTGTAGTAAATATTTGTAAATAGTTGGCTGAAATAATATCAACAATAGCATTAAGTTGACTAGTATCTAAGGTAGCAACAAAAGCGTCATCAGCATTACCTTCGCCTGGATTAAAATTAAAAAACTCATTTACCCTAGATGCAAAAATAGTTGACGGTCTTGACTTGCTACCACCAAAATATAGTCTGCCTTGATGAAAACATGCACTTCTAGGAAACCCTTTGCTGCTGCTAAACGTATCAACGTAACCAGTTTCTAATTCCCAGTTAGCATTGTCGATAGCATCAGTATTAAAAAATGGGATTTCTACGTGAGCTTTAACTACAGTACCACTGGTTCTTTCTACTATTCTTGCTCGACCAAAACTGTTACCACCAATAATATTAATAAATTGATTAACATGTGAGGTAGTAAAAACACTACCTGATGATGCTGTTAACGTAATGTTACCTGACACCGCACTAGGTGTTAAAGTACCAGCGCTAGAAGTATTAACAATGGTAAAACTAGGTGCATACTGTGGATTAAAATCAAAGGTAACATCTGCTATAGTCCATGCGGTATCAGAGGTACGTGTAATTTTTTTAGGTACCATATCTTCTTGTACCGTAATTAATGTGTCTGCACTTTGAGTCCAACACATTTTAGTTAACATAGCTGAGGTAATGGTAGTAGTTAAATAATTATTGCCACTGCTTGCAATATTAGTTTGCAGCACGCCATTTTTAATAACATACATACGATTGTGGGTAAAAGCTAATAAATAAGCATCAGAGGTACTAAATTCAAATGGCACTAATCGTATGCCATTTTCAGGACTGCCGCCTAGTTCAGTAATAAATTTAAGACCAGGTCTGCGTTTGACACCACCTTGTGGTAATACTACTACGTTAAGTGCTGTAGTTAATCCTGATTCATATTGTTTGATATCAGTACGAGATAACAACTTTGGGTCTAGTTCTCCAGATGTAAAACTATTTTGAATCGCTATGACTCTTGACATTATCTTACCTCAATTAAATCGAAGCTCTGATTACCAATGGTTTGCGCTCGTTGTCCTTGTGCGTCTGCTTGACATGCTTGTCTAAATAAACCACCTCTGCCATTTTCTGCTGGACTGCCAAATGCTAACGCTCTAAAAAAATCTGCTTTAGTTATTTGGTCAGTTAAAGGTTCTGCAATATCAGCAGCTAATGCATGACGTAACATATAAATAAAATATTCTGGAAATCTTGATTCATCTACATCTGCAATGTAATCAATATAAACTGTTTCATAATCAGTTAGCAATCTTGGCTGGTCAACATGATATAACTCAAACTCAGTTTCTGGTTTACCGCCTGCCGCAGAAGTAATAAATACTGCTTTAGGTGTACCAATAATATCTGCTGGCAACGCATACACAAACTTCCATTCAGTAACTGGCGTATCTGTAGTACGTGCTAATTGAACTTTGACCTTAGCAAAATGCCAAGGATATATAGATAAAATATACTTTTTTAAATCATCATATAAACGGTCACAAATTTTTGCTGAATCTGTACCCTCAGTAAATGAGGTCATTTCAGAAGCACCAAGCATCAAAAGTGCATCGTTGCATATTGTTAACTTGCTATCTCCTGCTGCCATATAATCTCCTTAAAAAAGTATGCCCTGCCGAAACAGGGCAACTTTATATTACTTAGTCAGAATCAGAAACTGCTCCGATTGTTGTACCATCACTGATGTCAACGACACCAGATGCGTTAGATACGACAACGTGCATAGTAACTGTTCTTGTACCACCAGTCGCTCCATGAACAATAATCATGTCACCAACTGAAAGTTGGTCAGATAATTCATTAAAGTAACCAGCAGCATCTACTGCTGTATGGGCATCAGTTGTTGTGTAGACATACAAAGCTGGTAAATCACCTGCTCTGCCTTGTCCAGCTAATGCTCCAAACCCTGCTCTTGCATATGCCATATTATCCTCCTGTTATTCACGACAAGTGATTTCAACTATACCGTCTGTATCAATACCAACAGAACCAGCAGAGAACATAGAGTTCACTAGGAACGATGATTTCTCAGCAATATAGTTAATTTCGGTTTTCTTATCCATGTTAATAGCAAGACCACAAGCATTTTTATGCCAAGCTAAACATGTACGGTCAGATGAACCATCAACTGCTAATCCACCTTCTGTTCTATCACCAACCATGATAAATTTAAAACCTAAGAATGTATCAACAGTTCCTTGAGCTAATGCTTTAGTTGTGTTGACATCAATAGTTTTAACATCACTGTCGTCTAAGAAAGCTGCCATGTTATTAGCATGACATAGGAAGTAACGGTCTTCTGATGGAACTCCTTTTTGGTCCATTAACTTTTTAGTTTCTAAAACTTTGTCCACATTTAAGTTAGTTGTAGAACCACCAATAGAGTTAGCAACAGTTAAAGATGTACCTGCACCATCCAATGCATCAATTACTAATTGGTCCATTCTACGACCAACTGCCATTGATACTGCTTTTACAAGCTCAGCTCTCTCATCAAATAATACTTTGCCGCTAGTAAATATATCACTATATTCTGCTGCATTGTAATCTGCCATAGTCGCTGTGACTTGTGTGTGTGTTAAGTTCATTGGAGTTACGTCAGATTGTGGAATATGTAAATTTGCCACGCCTGAGCCTAACTTATTAAACTTGTACGAGTTACCTGAAACGCCTGTTCTTTCACGAACTGTGCCAGCTAAGGCTCTATCTTGTTGATAGGCTTGCTTTACCTCTGCGTCAAAAATGGTAACAAAACTTGTACTAATAGATGTACTCATAATATCACTCCATAAAATTAAATTAAATTTTACGCTAGAAGTTGTCCATGTCGGGCTTCAAACTTGTAGGTACCGCCTACCACGAGTCATTTGACATTCAAGGGCAGCGTACTGTTATCCTTATTGTGTATTCTATAATGTTATTGCAATACTTTGCAACTAAATTATATAGTCTGTATCTGGATTGTCAGGAAACCTTTGTTTAAACATTTTTTGCACTTTGTTTCTAAACGCAATATCTGTTTTGTATTCAGGTCTACCTACCATTTCATACAGTTCTTCTTTAGTTGGCAATCCTTCTGCGGTAGGTTCAGCTATTGGCACTGTACCTTCTCCATAGAATCGTCTAAGTTTTTGTAATGCTCTTACTCCATCCGCAGTAGAGCCAGTCATCTTAAATGCTTCTAATTCAGTTTCATTTAAGACTCCTTTTTTATACAAACTATCTGCCCATTGTGCAGTAGAACGTATAACTGCATCTGCATTAGGACCTAATTTTTCTTTTTCAGCCCTAGCATCAACATTAAATTGTTCTAATTCTTGCATTTGTGTATCTACATAATTAGATGCTAATGCTTCAAAAGCAGCTTGTGATACCCCATGTTCTTTAGCCCAACCTTGAAATGTTTGTAACAAAGGGTCATCGTTAGGAATACCTTTGTCTTCAATAAATTTTATATCATAATCATCTGGCGCCTTATGTTTACCTTGTGAAAAGTTTTTTTCCATTTCTCCATAAGATTTTACTAATGCTTCTATGTCTGGACCATCTTTATCATCCCAAAATTTATCAGGAAAATTTTCTGGTTTTTCGTAAACCACATCTTCTTCTTCGGTTGTAGATATAGTATTAGCTTCTAATGGGTCTTCTGGTGCTTCCGCTAAAACATCCTCAATTACCTCTGGATTAGATTCTTTTTCAGCAGCTTCTTCTGCTGCTAATTCTTCCATAGGTTCATCTAATAAACTTTCTTGTGTTTCACTCATCCCCTTGCCCTCTCTATGCGTTTTTGGATTTCTCTAATAATGGAATTTTGTCCTTCTCGACAATAGCCGTATGACGCAGATTCCCCTGGTATAAAACTTGGTTGCTCAATCGTAATAGCTCGTAAATGTTCTAATACTTTTTGCCCTTCTATAGTCGTAAATACTTTGAAGTATAAACGATTTAATTCTTGTGGGTCAACATAATCTGGATAATCTAACTCTTGCTCCCCATTTAAATTTAATTCATCCCAGCTCATATTATTCCTCCGTTGGTGGTTCCTCAGGCATTTGTTGTTGCATTTGTTGCTCTGCCATCATTTGAGTTTGCTGAATTATCTCAGCACGTTCTTGTGGGCTGTTGCGTAATGCTGCTGGCACCCCTAATTTTTCAGCTATGTAATCAGTAATCTCACCAATCTTTAATGCAGTTGCCCCTTCTGGTCCTAGTTGTGCTACGATTTGTGCAAATTGTACTACGTTATTAACATCGTTGGTATTCTGTGACATAGCAATCGGACTAACTGGAGTAATTTTTACCTCTAATCCGTTAACTTTTAACGGTAATTCGATTAATCCTTGTTGGTCCATAATGGTTAAAGTACGTTGAATGATAGGTGTCATAACTTCAGTAATCAATCGACCAAACGCACTACCTAAATTTTGCGCTAATTCTTGTATACGTTGCTGTATTTCAGTTGCACTACGTGCTGACATGTCATCTCTTGGTAAAGATTCATCAAGTAATATTTTTTTAATCGACATAACTAATTGGTCAATCACAATCTGTGATAACTGTGGGTCACCACTACGTTGTAATGGTCGTAACGATTCACCTTGCGGTCCACCATTTCTAGCAACTGGAATAATAGCACCAGGTTTTAACACCATTGTATTTGGATTTAAGACGCCATCGTCTGCTGCGGTATATACACCAGCAATGGCTAATGATGCATTTTTTAATAATAACTCTTTAACTTTATTTAAAGTTTTTATGTCAGGTATCGCAACTGTTAATGGTCCACGCCCATATACTTCACCTGCTGCTTTCATATATCTTGATATTATCCATGGTGAAGAATCTAGTTGTCGGTCAACTAATTTATATTTTTCTTTTTCATAAATAACACAATAATAATAATAACCTGTTTCAATATCTTTAATGGTAGATTCTAATAATTCTATTTCTTTAGTTGGCGTATCATTAACGCATTGTTGTAATGAAGTGCTTAATTTAGCGTCTGGAAACATGACTTGTATTTGTTCAGCCCTGCATCTCATTTTACGATAAACATTTTCTACTTGTCCATGAGTGCCTTCTTCGAAACAAACTAAATACATAGGAATAGAAGTAAAACGTATTGGCATATCTTCATCGCCAGGTTGTATTAACATAACGCCTGTACCAACACATAAGTCTAATAAAAATTCACCCATAGCTAAATCAAAATTAGAATTACGTATGACACTAAACATTTTGTCTGAATACATTTCTAACACTTTAGTTACGTCTTGTTGTGCTTCTTCTGGTATATCGTTACCTGGTTCTAACTTACACCAATTAGTTTGTGGCGGAAACAAACCTGACTGTATTCTATTAGCAAACTTTTGCGTAGAATCAATAGCGGTACTATCAAATACATCTGGCATTTTGTTTTGTCCTACCACCCCACCTTCATAATAACCTTCATATAAATTACGGTTAGGTAATGCATAACGATAACAAT